GGTTCGTCGGTGTAGTCATTGTGAAAATTACTTAATTTAAACCCGAGCATTGAGGGAGCGTAGGCAGTCCCAGCCTTTTGCCAGTGTTTTTCGTCCATTTCGTTGAGAAGATGAACTAGACCTTTGTTGTAAGGCACGTCGTAGGTAATGTTTGACTGTGGCATTATATATTAGAATACGATTTTAATTTATAATGGAATTGAATTTAAAGCCGAGTTTTTAATGGAATTTCTTAAGACGACCGCCAGAGGAAGCCATACCCATTGCTCCACCGCTGGAAGCCACACCCATCGCACCACCCTTGTGACGGCGACCCTCACCTAAAAGAGAGCCGATGGCGGAGAGGGCAGTGTTGAGGATATTACCGCCGACCATACGCTTGACTTCACGGGATTTCATTGCCGAAGCCTGTTGGGTTGCCTTGGAAGCCAACACCATCTCCTTGGTGAGAATACCAGTGTAGACGGCAGACACACCTTGCTGAGTGCTAAAGATGCCGCTGTTGACGCAGACAACGCAGATTTCGGGATTGAGGGATACACCGAACTGATTGGTCACATTGACGGTGAATTGGAAATTGTAGTTGCCTAGACTACCAGAGGTAATGTAGTCAGGGAGCGACAAGTCGTAAGGAGGAACCAATACGAGAACAGAACCTGTAGTTGCGACGATGCCCGTAGCACTAGCATTTGCAGAGTAAGCCTGTCCGCTAAACTCAGCCCACGATTGGCTACTGCCGTTGCGTTCAGATAGACGCCACAAGTCTTGCTGACTGGAAGAAGAGAGAAGACCAGACTGGTTATTCAAGTTGATGCTAATGTTGTTGATGATAAGATTGGAACGTGAATCTTGGGGGGTTTGGGCGGACATTGCCTTACGAACGGTGACGATAAACATATCGGGAATTTGATTGATTTGGAGATTGCTAGAGGTAATAGTAGAGGAAGCGCCTGATGCAATGGCGGTGTTGTTGGCGGCAGAAGTCAAATAACGGGGAAAATCCATATAAGGAACGATGTTCTTGGTCTGGATGAGGTCAGATGGCTGAGTGCTTAAGAAGCGGAACAAGAGTGAAGGGCCCGTGGCTGCTTGAGCATACCCGAGAGTGACGGCTGTAAAGACACTTCCAGTAGCAGGGGCTGGTAATATACTAGAACCCAGAGTAATACTCTGGTAATAAGGTGAAGCAGTGGACCACACGCGAGAAGCAGTTGAGTCAATATTGAAAGTGAATGCCATATTGTTAATACCGAGCAATCCTTGGCAGTTGAATTCGGGGTCAGACCAGATAAAGGGCGAGAGCAAGATGGGTTCAGTGACGACGGTTTGAACGCAAATCTTATAAACATCAGTAGTGGCTCCTCCTACAGGAGCAACAATTTTACCATTTGCAGCAACAATCAAAGCACCTCCGTTTCTAGTGTACTGGACTTTAGCAGGGAAAGCACCACGAGGGACCTGGTCCACGTCGTAAGAGGCGGTAGAGTAGTCGGCTAAAGGATTGTTGTTCGCTAGAACACCCTGAGCGTAATTGGCGTAGGCTTGGTCGGGAAGACAGGGGGTCATACTGTTGTAGCGGTAAAGTTCTCTAGAGTTATTCATACGGAGCAAGGAAGGGAGGACATCCTTGGAGTTGATGCTGACCGTGGTGTTGTTGATTTGGGCGGTGGCGGTAGTAAATAAACTATTCAAGGGGAAGGCTTGGAAGGCGTCTTGCTGACCGTAAGCAAATATAGTGGCTCCAGCGAGGCCACCAGAGTAGGTCAATTCAATAGTAAGAGCCGTGTTGAGCAGCACATCGCGTCCAATAACGACGTTCTCTGAAGGAACTTGGACGTTGTAGATGAGTGCAGAATTACTGGCGGAGGTGGAAGGGAATCGTTGGTAGGTGGTCTGGGAAGCACCCGATTTGACGGCAAAATCCAAATCGGCAGTAATGTCGCCAATCACAGAGTCTTTAACGAGAACGGTCTTGAAGTCGGACATCTTATATATTATACAAGGTATAAAATATAATGGGGAACTACGCTAAATTAAAAGTGTCTATATCCGCCAACCTTGGAAGAGGACGAGGAGGCGGGGGCGACGCCCTGAATAGGAACATTACTTCCCGTCCCGACGGAAGATTTCTTAAGGAATGCGATTTTAAGAGTGACCGTCCCTCCCGATTCTAGTCTAAAGGGTACTAATTCACCGTTTCTCAATCGGTAAAAAATCGTCAAGTCTAAATTAAATAGAGGACGGTTGCCGTTAAGAGTGATGAGGCGATATTGGGCAGCAGGTGTATAAACAAGAGCAGGTCGGTAAGCCCCCGTTTCACTTACTAAATCTGTAATAATGTTGGCTATATCCGAGTTATTACCCGCGAACACAACTTGCTGAGTATCGTTAAATATCAGAGGTGTACTGACTTGATTGGGAGTAATAGGCAGTGTGTTGCTACAGAATACAATCGCCGTAATGGGCGAGAGACTACTTATCGTGCTCGTCTCTTGATATACCGACAAGTAAGGGACTGATTGACCATTTGTAAATCTTGCTACACTCGGCGTGGCAACGGGCTGGATATTCACTCCACCTTGATTGATGGTGCTAATCTTGAATGCCGTGTTGCCTGTTCCAAAGCCATTAATCGTCACAGGGAAACTGTTAAACAGACCGTAAAGAGCCGTGTTGAAATAGAGAGTAAAAGGGTTGTTGAAACTAATAGTAGGATTCGCTAGAGGGTCTTGGTCGTACATCTGGGTCGTGTAAATTACTAAAGTGTCGCTGGTCGTGTCCCACTGGCACAAAGGCGATAAAGGCGGAACGTAATAATAATTAGGATATGTTACTAGGTCTACTGGGGGGTATATTATAGGGTCGCTGCTAAAGTAAGTGGGATAAGTAGGAAGACTTCCTACGATGGGATTTCCTGAAGCACCTGGGGAAATAGCCACGGTTCCCGTAATAATACCGTAAGCCTCTCCGAATGCTAAAAAGATGAGATAAGATAAGTAGGTATAACTATAACAATTGTAATAACCCGTATTATTTACCTGAAGTCCATTAGAAGTGGCGGATGGAGGAGGAGGAACCGCTGCACTCTTGTCTTGCGGAATCCAGCGAATAGGAGCCGTTCCAAAATAGCGTGTCCCTGAATTATTATACCACTCAATCGTCACATTGTAGATAGTAAGGTTTAGGTCAGTGGAATTAGGTTTAATAGAAGGAATGAATACGGGGACAGTCCCCGTGTCCACGGTAAATCTCAAGATGCTTAAATAGTAGTCTTCGGGACAAGTGATAAAAGGCAGTGTTCTGCTCTCGTTGTAGTAGAATACGGGTGGCTTTGTATTGCTACTTTGAAAATTAGTGACCGTCACATCGTAATACACTTGGTCTGGGGAATCGTCACGTTTCACTTCGTTTAACTGGGACATCGTTATATATTAAACAGATTATTTATTTTATATATAACATACGCTTTCTAAAGCACCGCCAATCTGTTGATAGCAAAAACAGGGATAGTAGTAGTTCCTGCTGCTGCTGAGGCAGTTATTCTCACACTAATCTGAGTAGCAAGTACACCGTCAGAAAACACTAAACCTGAAAGACTATCTTGAATAGACGTATTGGAATCTCCTGCAGCAGCGGTTTCGTGTTGTAAATAGATTGCACCCCCCACACCCGCAGTCGCAACAGTACAATTATACGTTGCAATAGTGGCACCTGCTGATAAAGTCATATTGATTCCAGGAATACTAAACAAATACCACCCTGAAGGTAAAACCTTTGAATAGCAAGTGTAGGTAGCGTCCAATACTGTAGAAACAGGACCAACAGCGACAGACAAATCGATAAGAAGTGAGGGAGACGCGGGAAGAGCGCTTGTCGGAGAAGAGAGAGCAGATAGAGCGGACATCTTTTATAACATATCGCTACATTTTAAATAACTCGGTAGGCGCAAAAAAGGTCGGCTAAAGATTAACACCCCCTAGGCGATTTAAACATTAAAAACAGGGTTAATACCCATATTTTTGAGATTATTTCAGGTATAATTAGATTATTTCAGGGTAAAATAGATTAAATTGTCTCAAAAATGGATTAATACTGATATAATTTTAAAATTATATCAGTATATATCTAAATTAATCCAAAAATGGTGTGAAATAATCCAGAATGGACTAAAAAAGGGTAGTTAGATTATTACAATGTGGGACAAATAGATTAAATATGTGATTATATTGATTATTTCTTGTTCTTCTTCTTGTTAGGCAGGACGCTCTGGAGTTTGTCCGACTCTCTAAAGAGGGATTCCAACATTTCGTCGGACAGGGGCGTAGGGTTCAATTCCAACGCGTCTTCCAAATGTAGCACCGTGTGTCCGCAAATGTTCTCCGCTAGTACAACGGATGTGTCGCCTTGGCGGTTAGTAATCGTGCTCATCTTTTGGCTATTGACTCCAATATTCCCTGCGCCGTTAATCCCACCCCATCCATTCGTGGATGCGGCGACCTTGTTAAACTTGGGGGTTTCAAAATGAGTTTCGCCATCGGGGTTGCATTCCTTGCATACGCGGTAATGTCTTGCTGATTGTTTATCTACCTCGGTGGGGTGACCGCGATATGTTTTTCCACAGTACATCACGGCGGTGCGTCTCTGTCCTCCAAAATTAACTGGTTTCGGCATTATTTCAGTCAAGTATTAAATTCAGTCGGTTTGGCTTTGTTGCTTTCGCAGGTTATTACTCTGGGGTAATTAAATTGTGAGGGTTGGGTAATTATTTACGTATCTGTGTTCAGATAAAAAGCAAATCAATTTTTTTTTCGTGGCGAAAGAATGTTCGGGGGAGGTTCTTACAAAAAAAGGTATTTAAATTAAATTACAAGTCAAATTATTATTCATCATCACTGTCTGCGTCTTCATTATCTGTTTCAGGTTCGGGTTCGCCGTTGGCGTGTGCCATCAATTCGGCGAAAAGGTCTTCGTCGTGGTCGTCGTTAAACTGGGTAAGCGCGTTAAGGGCTTCTTCAAAAGCGTTGAGGGTTTCCTCCGTATCAGCCCATCGTTCGCCGTTCCAGACCTTGTCGCAATCACTAGCCCATTCGGTCGCGGTTTGTTTATCTTCTTCGGTGCCGTGCACCATCACGTATTCGGAGATGACCCAAAATTTATCCTGTATATCGTAATATTCCAAAATTCCATCCTCATCTAAATCAGGATATACGATGGTGTTTAAATAGCCAATTATCTCTCGGTAATCGTTTAATATTTCTTCCACACTCTTATTTTCAGTCATATTGGCGTATGCTTCAGTCATATTGGCGTATGCGGACATTCTTACTTTTGGCTCGGGTAATTAAATTGTGAGGGTGTTGGATAATCTTAATGTGTTTAGGTATTAGAGTAAAAAGCATTTCAATTTTTTTTTTAAATAATAATAAAATTGAACTACTAAAAATTTATAAAATAAAAAATTAGTAGCCGCATTTTCACGCCCTTTGAATAAAAAATTGATTCACTTTTTACTTTACTCAGGACACGTAAATAATCAACCAACCCTCACAATTTAATTACCCCGAACAAAATGTCTAACAACGCTCAACCCCTCTACTCCGCCGTGGTGACTGAATTAAATAACCTGTTCGCCACAGCGACTGAAGAATATGGATTAGACGACCCCTTTGATGTGGAAGGCGCTTATCAATTACATTCTCCCCGATTATTCAGGGGCGGACTTATCAACCACGACGAAGAGACCGTCAATCACGGCTTCCCGATTGAGGTGAAGAAATGTTTAAGGGACGCCTGGGATGGCTACGGATACGACTCTTATATTGAACTGGACGAAATTCTTACCAGAGAGGAGTGGGCGAACTGGCACAACGGTAGGAAGAATGCTATTTGGAGAGAAAGGACAATTGAGATAAACACCGCCAGGCTCATCGCGGAGTCCCTCCAACACGAACGCGAATTCCCCGACCACGAACACTGCTACGACTGTGGGTGCTGCAAGGGTTGTGAGTGCTGCGAGTGCCCTGACGAGGACCAAGACGATTTTAAGGAACGCCTCTGCGAATTTTGCGGCAAGGAATTTACCACCGACGATTTCTTTGACGAGAATACCGAGTTAGTCTACGACGAAGAAAAAGGGGTATGCTACTGCAACTCTAAATGCGCCCGACTAGACGAAGGATGCGCTTACTGCGCGACTATCCGCGCCAACCCTGACGGGGAATACGACCCTCCAGCCGTCAACGGAATGTGCTACTGGTGCGCCGAGGAATTGGAAGAAAGCGACGATGAATTTTAATATTTGATTTTAACTGTAATTTAATTTAAATACTTTTGCCCGAAATTAATATAAAGACCTTTAATAATAGTAATTAAATGCACTACAAATACGACTATTTGAGAGCCAAGCAAGAAGAGGTAAGAATACTCCCCTACGTCAAGGAGTTTTTTTCTCGCCCCAACATCGCAGCGACCGACGGGCAGTACGCCCAATACGATTACACTTGTCCCGCTTACAACTACGAAGTCAAGAACCGATTTGACGTGAAGCGCGACCAATACGAAGAGACAATGATTACCAGCGACAAGTTATTTCCGACGGGGGACTACGAAGGTAAGCCCGTTGTTCTTATTTTTAATTTCGCGGATTACTTGTGTTATATTAATTACGACTCCCAACTCTTTTCCGAATTTAGGGAACAATCCTTCTCCCGAGCCAAGCAATCGTGGGACGAAAAGCCCCATACCTACATCCCAGTCAAATACTTAAAGACCATCTTGAAGTGGAGCGACCTGCGCAAGTGCGACAATTGCTGTAGGGAATACCCGAATGAAATGATGGGCTGGTTAGACGGACAAGGTCAGGCTCCCGACCTTTTTTATTGTCCCATATGTTGCGAGAACGATTTTATCGTTGAGTATATTTAGATTATTTATATTATACTATTATAATATAAATGGACGCTGGACGATTAGAAATCAAACAACGAGTTTCCAAACCTCTTACCGACGGCGATTTAGAGAGATTAATTGGGATTAAGTCTGACGATATTTTGAAATATTCCGACTTGAAAAATTACGCCAAGATAGAGGACCTCTTGCCTTCCGACAAGTCTTTTCGTATTTTTTTAATTGAGGACAAATACAATTCTGGACACTGGGTCTGTGCAATGCGATATGGTGACACGATTGAATATTTTAATTCATACGGGTGTAAGTGGGACACGGACTGGCGGTTTATCAACAAGATGGTACGAGTCATTCTCGGGGAGAATACGAATGAAATGACGAGGCTAATGGACCAAGCCAAAAAGGACGGCTGGAAAACCCTTTGGAACAAACATCGGTTCCAGAAATTAGACGGTAAAGTCCAGACGTGCGGGAGGTGGTGCGTGATGCGAATTGAACTGATGAAAATGGGGTATAACCTCCAAGAGTTTTACGATTTTATAAAACATCAGGAGAAAGCCTTGAAGGAAAAATCAGACTTCGTCGTCGCAAAATATGTCGCGTGAGTTAAACATCAAAATAGGGGAGATGTCGGAATGTCGCCATCCTGCCCTGAAATTCCAAAGTCCCTAGGGTCCTCGTTTTACTTTTTATTGAGGGGGTCAATATTTTATTAAAACCCATTCCTATAAACTTTGTAATTTCGGGGCAAGATGGCGACATTCCGACATTCCCTTCTAACTCCCACCTATTCTTCCTTGATATAATTATTCTGGGCGGTTTCAAGGGAAGTCCCCATTGCCGCCGTATCCGCCTTCAAATCCTTCAAAGTGTCCCCGTATTTGTCCGTCAAATAAACGGCACGGAGCATACTGACTCCCACCTTCTTGCCTAAAATCTTGTTTAACAGGCGGGTCATATCGGTGCTACTGGCGACCGCCTTGCCGTCGTGGTGGACCAAAAAGGGCACGGGGTCAAAGGTCTTTTTCTTAATGACCTTGGCTTCAGGATGGAACTTGATATATACCTCCAATATGGATTTTAGCGCATCGGGGACATCTGCCACTTTCTGCTTATACGTCTTTTCCGTCTTGTAGTTGTTAAAAATCCACTTCCAGTGTTTAATGTCTAAATAGTTCTTGGACTTGTCGTCGTGTTCTCCCGTACAAATCATCATCTCCACGTAATCTTTATTACGGCGGGGTTGCTGGAGAGTGTAGAGAGAAAGAATAACCAGGTGCAGCAATTTCTCGTATTCATCGGCGGATATTTTCTTCTTGTCTTTAATCTCGGGAACAATCTTGGCTAAATCTTCCTGGATTTCCATTACCTTGGACTGGTCTATCCAGTTCTCCTTGACCTTGTCCGTCTTTTTGGTATTGTCCTTCAAGTCCTTATTCAGCGCCATCAGGGGTTCGTAGAACTTGGTGTACAATTTCTTATATTTGGCTTCGGGTCGGTCCTTCAAGGCGGAGACAATGGCGATTAAATAGGTGCGGCGAGTGTTGGGCTTTAGGGCTTCCAATTTTTCTAAAATATCGGCTCCGCCTAAAAACTTTAAATCCTTGATGGGTTTTCCGCCATTCAACTTGGTTAGATTAAAAGTGTAGAGTTTTCGGGAAGAGGCAGAGATGTCGGGCTTGTTGGAGAAAGGGTCAAATTCCATTATAGATTACAATTAGATTATTTTTGTCTCTAAATATAAAAATGGGAGACGCGATATTGTCCGAGGTATTCTGGGTTTCTTTTGTCGGGTCCGTAATCGGTTGTCTCGTATCTGTGATTCGTATGTGCTACAAGAGCAAATGTAAGGAGGTTCAACTTTGCTGTCTGAAAGTGGTCAGAGATGTGGAAGGCGAGGAAAAAGCCGATGAGGCGGAGGCGGTCCGCCAACAGACAATAAATAGGACCGATTAGGCGAGACTTTAATATGTGAGTAGTATATAAATGTCGGGCTCATTCGGAACGCTTAACACCAAGTATAATATTTTACTTAACGAACTACGCAACAAGACGGGAGGAGGAGGTCCTAGTCCCCCTGGTCCTACCACCAGCACTTTAGCCGATGTAATGCTCAACGGCAACTCTGCAGGGGGAAGTGATTTGGATATGAACGGGCAGTCGATAGTCAATGCACCGAGCATTTCCAATCCTAGTAATATGGCTGTGACTGCGGGTATTGAACTTGATTTAAATGCGACAAGTGGCAGTATAGTCGGTATTGCGGATGTCGAGGTTGATTTTACTGCTACTAACGGCAGTATGAATTTGTTAGCCGAGGCTGCGGTTAATGTAACTTCAAACAGTGGAGATATTTACTTGACTACGAATACTGGTAGTCTGAATTTGAGTTCGGCTGCTATAATCGGTATTCAGACGCTTAATGACGCGATAAATATTAATTGCGGGACGAACCTAGGATTGTCTGCTGCTCTGGGTGATATTAATTTGGATACGCCAAACGGTCACGTGGTTATAAATGGGTCTCAATATCCCCCTAATTTACAGCAAGTTTTAACTGCTGGAAACTCCGCTCCTGTAACACAGTCTATTATACTCGGACCTGGCACCGTTGGTTCTCTGCCTCTTTTTCCAACTATACGTGTAAATGGTAGTACGGCTCCAGGCTACCCACTTTCATTTTACGTGGACGATGGTGCAGGTAATACCACTGTAGTGGAACCAGCCGCTGTTACTCTTCAAGATTCAGCAACTGCTTTAGACATTACTGCTAGTAGTATTAGTTTTTTAAATGGCGCATCAATGACTCCTGTGGGTTTTTCAACGACAAATTCAAACGTGAATGCCACACGGTATCTTAATTTCAGTGAAACATCTACTGACGCCATATCTGGAATATATAAAACCACGGGAATATCGTGTAACCCTTCCACCAATACAATCACGGCGACCACTTTTACTGGTAGTCTGAGCGGGACAGCGACAAA